CAGCAAGTAACTCAAAAATACTAACCAACGTCATGTAATTCTACCTCAGTTACATCAGGTTTTTTAGCAACTTGTGTTAAGTATCTTGGTCCATTCGCATAGATAAATTTTCTAAGTCCTGTGCCATTATTAGAATCCTTCCAACAATCAACTTTGTAAGCACAGTAGGAACAGCCAACATCAAGTTTACGATTACCACTACTCCCATCTGCAATATCGTCATAACACTTGCTAGGTATTTCATCACTTGAGACAACATCTTTAAGATGTAAGACCCTATCTTTTGCATTTATCATCTCCATATCGTGGACAGGCATTACGCATAACCTACCACTCTGTTTATCTATAGCAAGAAAAGCTCCACCCTTTTTGTCTTGTGCTTCAGCATAAGCTGATAGCTGAGATATATAACCAAAAGGGTCATCTTTTAATAATGAACGATTAGAAAACTTTTTAAATGAATATGCACTGGCTGATTTACAATCAGTAACAACACCATCAATCTCACAATCTTGGTGTCCTAGTACACCCTCAATGTTAAGTTCTTTCTGTTCATTCTTAACTTCATGTCCTGCAGTTTTAGTCATTAATAAAAGTAACTCTTCAAGTATATGACCATAAGTAAACTTTATCTTTGCCCATGCAGGTAACTTTTCTTTTTCTATGTCTCTTGACTGATACCACACCTGTCTATCAGGTTTACCAATCTGAGACATTCTTAAATTATTATTCTCAGAACGTGTGTTGAATAATGACAGTACACCTTCTTTAACTCTTTCAGCAAACAAGTCTAAGTCTTCTTGACTAGGTTGTATACCTTCAGATATAGAATCATATATGTCTTCAACTAAAGTATCAATCTTTTTCATACGAAAAAATAGGGGTGAGTTATTAGCTACACCCCTATCTATGTGGTTATTATAGAGTTATACAGGTATTTCTGCAAACTCAGTTGAAGTAGAAGCTGTCACATCACCTTCAGGTATTTCTTTGAAGGCACTTGAAGCAGAGTTACTTCCTTCGTAAGGAATAAGATTGACCACCTGAACTGCTTGTAGGTCAGCACTCTTACCACTTCTATTTGTTGGTTTATGATTCCACTCATAAGTTTTAAATAAAACATTCACAGTTGAACCATTACCAATCAAAGTATTTTGAAGAGGTCTTTTCATGTTATCCATGATGTCAGGTGCTCTGTTTGCACTACCATCTTTTCTTTTAGCTTTTCTTTTGATAGTAACAAAGTCTCCTCTTTCGTCTCCTTTGTTTTTAATTGATAGACCTTCAGCTACTGCAGACTTTTTATTTTCTTCATCAACTGCAAGGTCAATTGAATAGACACCATCTTCATCAAACGTAGTGTTTGGTGTTACAACAGATGCCCAATATGCTTTACCATTTAATACTGGCATAGTATACTCCTTCTTTAAGGTTATTATTGTTTCGTATTAACTACGAATATCTCAGTATATAATTATAATCTATAACAATATACAAGTCAACACATATTAAAAATAAAATTTAATTAATGTGTATCTGCCCAACTAGAGCCAGTTTTAAACTCAGCATCTAGTGGGCATTTAAGGTTAAGCTGTTCAGTTGTTTCTTTAATTGACAGTTTCACAACTTCCCCCATACTTTGTATGTCATTCTTATTTACTTCAAACTGATATTCATCATGTATTGAAGCTATAAGTTTCACATCCAAACCTTTTTTATAAACATGTTTCATCATGTTTCTCAACCATACCTTACAAGCTATAGCACCTGCACCTTGTATGATTGTGTTAACTGCTTTATGTGCAGACCTAACATTAAATAATCTACCATCTAAACCTCTAACTTTACCTGATTGTGCAGCTTCTTCTACCTGACTTCTAAAAGATTTTAGTCTAGGTAATTCAGATAAAAATTTATCTATAAGTTTTTTACCTAAAGTTAAATCTTTAGAGCCAACTATAGTTGAAATCTTTTTAGCTCCTGCACCAAATAGAAAGGCATAGATAAATGTTTTAGCTTGGTCTCTATTAGTTAGACCTGCCATGTTCATATTCTTTGTATGTATGTCTCCATTTAATATTTCATTTGTATAGTCAGGAGTATCAATGTAATGTGCTAACATTCTCAACTCCAAACCTGATGCATCTGTTCCAAAGATAACATGCGTATCAGGTTTATCTGTTGTCCATACTTCTCTACACTCTTTACCAAAAGGAGAATATGTAGCAGGTACTTGAGCCATGTTAGGCGAGTTATGGCTCATGCGACCTGATACACAACGCAAAGTAAGGACACGACCATGCACTCTTCCAGTTGTATTACTAACTTCATCCAACCATGAAGAGATTTGAGACGTTCTTTTTTTAAGTAATAAATACTTAGCTATAAGTTTAGCTTCAGGTATATTTGTTATCTTAGATAGCACACCTTCATCTACAATAGGTGAGTTCTTATCTGTAAACTTATCAGGTTTCCAACCTAACATCATAAGTCTTTCAGCTATTTGTTTTCTTGAAGCAAGATTAAATTTTTCATAAGAAACTTTAGTAAAAGGCACACCCTTTTGATACCCACGAGTTTTATTATTTACTTTAGGTACAAACTCTTCTTCTCTTTTTAGAGGTGGAAAAGTTTTATGTACATTCTTTTCTATGTCTTCAGCTTGGTCTTCAAGTTTAGCTCTTAACTCCATAGCTTTTTGTTGGTCTAAATAAAAACCATTCTTTTCTTGTTTGGAAACAATAGAACGAATATCATGTTCAAGTCTCAAAGAATAATCAGAAAAATTTTTACCTTCTAACTTTAGATGATTATAAACTTTGTGAGTTAATTCAACATCTCGTTTACAATATGTAAGCATTTCATTTGTAAATTTTGAGAAGTCATGAAACTCAATCTTATTATAACCCAGTCTCTTACCCCAGGAATCTAAAGAATGTCCATTCATTCTTTCAGGATTGTACAGTTGAGACATTATCAATGTGTCCTCAATCTGGGGGAGTCTGATATTAGTTCTTGCTAGTCTATTCAGAACTGGTGCATCAAACCCTACACCATTGTGCATCACAATTTTCTCTGCATGTTTCTCAATAAACTTGGGAAACTTATCATAGCAATCATCACCCACAAATGCATAGTTATCACCTGACTCCATATTTCTAGCAACGATACAATAAATCTTTGTCGCATCTAAAGAATCTGTTTCTATGTCAACTACTATATTCATTATAGACTAATGTACTCCTTAATTGTTTTAACATCAAATAGTTTTTGTAAACTAACTAAATACATTCGAGATGCATTGTGGTCTCCACCACTAACTGATACTTTTCTTTCTAAAGAATCTATTATCTTTTTTAGATTCTCAGTTTTAAATACTAATGTAGCATACACATCTTCACCTACACACAGATTATGAAACCAGTAGTCAGCTTCAGTTGCATTAATACCTGATGGTTTACCATAGCATTGATATTCAATCGCAATGTTACCAGTTCTTTTCCAGACATCTCGTTCAGATTTAACCTCAATCTTTTTATCTTGTAACATTTCTTTTATCAAGTCTTCTCTAACTTTACCATAAGCAAGGTCAATGTCAAACTTCTTTCTGTCTTTTTTACTGGGTGTCAAATTCATCAGCACTCTCCTTAAAAGGGTTATCTATTTCTGACATTCTACCATTTTCAGAAGAATAAAGCAAGTAAGAAGCGACACCAGTTGTTCCTGCATATCTATTCTTTAACACTCTAATCGTAGAAGTATTCTTAGCTATCTCATCATCATCTTGTTGGTTTCTTTCCATACCTATAACTGCATCAGACAACTGAGCAATCGCATGTGAACCACGTAAGTGTGATAGAGATACTTGTTTACCTTCTTCGTGACCTTTATCATTATCAAGTCTACGCAGGTGACAAGCAAGTAACATACCTATCTTTGTTTCATGACAAAGACTACGTAGTTTAGTCATTAACATATCAATAGCTTTTCTTTCATTGCCATCATCTCTGCCTGAGATAATTAAACTTAAATGGTCTACAAATATCCATTTACAATCACAACCTCTAGCCATGTATCTTATACGATTAATAACATCATCATCAGTCATTGAACCAAAGTGGTCAAACAAAACTAATCTTCTGTCACCTTTTAATTCATTAGACCATTTGCGTAAGTCTTCAGGGTTTTGTTTTCTCCACTCTTCAGGTTTGTGTAATTCTTTATCAGCATGAATACCAACAAGACCTCTAAATGTTCTTTTCTTTTCTTCTTCAAGAAATAATAAACCAATCTTATCTTTAGTGCTTTTCCATATATGGTAAACAAACTCACGTAATAAACTTGATTTACCCATACCAGTGCCTGATGTAAGTGTAACCAACTCGCCTACTCTCATGCCATAAAGTTTTTTATTGATACCTTCAAATGGATATGAACAACTTTCAACATCATCTTCTACCCATAAGTCATCAACAATATCGTCATATGTGATAATACCTGCAGGTGTAAATGGTTTAGCATCCCACCATGCACGAGTGAACTGTTCTCTCTTACCTGCTTTAAGATATTCATTTGCATCTTTTAAATCAAGAGATACAACTTTACATTTATTAGGTGAAAATATTTCAGCAACTCTGTTAGCAGATTCTTTTCCTATCTCATCATTATCAAAACATATAATAATATTATCAAAGCTATCAAGATATTCAAAGTTTTGTTTACAGTCTCTAACTGCAGATGCAACTCCATTCTTAATAGACACAGTTGCCCAACGACTGCCCATCATTTGATAGACTGCCATTGCATCACACTCACCTTCAGTAATTGTAATGTATTTTTGTCCACCACCAAATAAGTTTTGACCAAACAGTTGAGACTCTCCAAAGTTTCCTTGGGCAGTAAACTCTTTTGGTAGTGTTCTAATTTTATTAGCCACATGCTTACCATGTGAATTATAGTATGGATATATATGTTTAGATACCATACCATTTTGTGATAATGTAGTTACTCCATATTTGTTTGCAGTTTCCTGCGTTATGTTTCTGTCTTGCAATGAAGTTGCTTGACCAACATACAAATCTGAATAACTATTTTGATTGCTTGTCATAGGTATCACTTCTGCTTCTCCTTTCTCATAATAACCACAGTCAGGTGTAAAACAATGAGCATGACCATCACTATATCTTGCTAAGTTGTTTTTACTATTACATTTTGGACACGACTCGTGTCTTAAAAATTTACTTTCCATCTTCAACATTTAACCCCCTAGTGTATTTTTGGTTTATCTTCTTTCATTCTAATGGATTGAAATAGTGAGTCATCTTCAGTTGGTTCTTCACCTAAATCCATTGCTATTAATTCTTGAGCAGCATCATTTAATGCATTCTGCATTGTAAGAAATCCATAGAAATCTTTTTCAGCTTTCATAATAGCTGTCAATGATAATGCTCTAGCCATAAGATAAATAGTTTCAGGTGTATCTAATTCAGTTATTAAATCCATAACTTTATTGTGAAACTCTGTGACTATTTTTTCTTTTTGTTTATCAGTTAGTTTACCTTGCTCCATAAAGTTTCTCCATATCGTTTATAAAATTATTAATATCTTCAAGTGGTACTTTTTTTATATCACTTTCACCACTAGCAGTTAAAACAAAATCAACGACTGAAGTAGGCACATCATTATGTGTTTTATACATTATAATTATCTCCTTCCATAAAACCATCCATAGTCATTTGTTTAATTTTTTCTTCGTTAGTATGAATTATATTTATCATTTTGTCAAGATACCATTTAGCTTTTTGTAAATCTTCTAAAGGTTTTTCTTTATAATCATACCTCCACAAATATTTAATTGTATTTCCTTTTAAGTATCCTAAAAATTCTTTCTCTGACATTGAAGATTTAATCCCATCAATACACTCAACACCTTCTTTATTATAATGTCTTGGGTTGTTTACGTTATCGTATTTTTTTGTACGCATGTCCATAGTTTTTGTCCTTTCTTTTTTCAAAAAATATTTTTGGTTCATCACAAACAACTGCTTTTAGTTTGTAAGGTTTTTTAATTTTTGTAGATATTTGTTCAACAATATTAGTGCAACTTCTAACTGGTTTAGGTAAAACTTTTTGATAAAGTTTATTGTTAAACTCAATCCAGTATGTAACTAAAAATATATCAAACATATTATTTAATATCCTCTGGCACAACACATTGTTTTTGTTGTACTGGTATGTATTTATTGTCAAGGGGAACACCTTTAATTAGTTTTTGTCTTATCAAATGATACTCCCAACCAATACACATGTAGCCAGTTCTACTTAGCTTACTTCTATCAATACCTCTTTTAGCATACTCTTGTTCAGCTATTACACTAGCATTGTCACAGTTAGGTAACTCCTTAACAAATAGTTCTACATCACCAACTGGTGAAGCAAAAGTTAAATATAAGGCAAACAATTCTTTCATTATTTATCCAGTTCCTTTCTCACACATTTTTGTTTATAATACACATTACCCAAGAGTGTGATGCTAGGGTTCTGTGGGTCTGGTTTTTTCTTACCAACATACTCCCATACACAAGTCATAGTCTTATTATTGTTTGCACGTTGGTGAAAAAAGTCAATGTTATCAAGGGTATAGATGTTAAATACCAACCCAAGTATTAATGTTTCAACTCCCATTAAAATAATCTCCCAATAAAATATAATATTGTAAATAAAAATCCTCCCATTAAAAATGAGAATAGAATTTCTAAGATGAACCACAATGCTTTGTCAATATTAATAGACATAAACAACTTGTGGTAGTGGTGTATAATCACTTCTTCTATCCACATGGATAAAAGTTCTTGCTACTCCTACAGTCCAACCTAAATCTATTGCTCTTTTAATTAAGTCTTTTCTAAAGACTGAATTAGGTATAGCAATGTCAACTGCACAAGTATCTGTACCCCATTTATCATTACCAATCTTGTGGAATGAGTTGGGACTTGCAGGATAACCACGACTTTTTAACCAGTCATTGTGTTCTGCTGAACGACAACAAGAAGTTATCTGTAATGGTTGACCTACATTATCTCTTAAATTTATTAAACAATTTAAGAAACCCTCAGCTAAAATAATATCTTTAGATGTAGGACATTGTAATTCCTTTTCACTAAAGTATTTATTTTCGTAGTAGTTTAGTGTTTGCATTATCTATTTCCTTTCTTAACTCTTTAATTCTTTTATAAGAATTATATAGTTGTTTGTTTAATGTTTGTATTTCTTTTATGTATAAGTTTTCTTTTGTCATTGTTTTTGTGTTCCTTTCTAAATGACTTCTAAAAATATTATACACTTTTTAAATTTGATATGTCAAATTAAAAATGCAATAGTCAAATTACTGACACATATTGTTGTATAATTACAACAAACTATCTTCCTCTCCAATCCCTCTTGTCACCTCTTGGTGTTGTTATTTGTTTTTCACACACATGATTACTGTGTGTAGTAATAACCATTTTTTCTTTGTCAGTACAAGTATAATAACATTTAACAGAGTCATCACCAAATAATGGTTCAACTCTTTTTTCTTTTGTTAATCTACAAGTCACAAAGTATTGGTTTCTTTGGTCATACAGTTTACCTTTACCACTCCATTCATAACTCCAACTCTTAGCTTCAGCAGTTAAAACTAAATAAATTATAGTTATAAGTGCCACATAACCTATGAATAATTCGTAATCAGGTTTCTTCATCATCATACATCTCCATATAGTCTTTTATTTCTTCTCGTGTCAAAAGATTGACAAGTATTGGTGTTTCTTCACCTATGTATGCACCTTCAATGTTGAAGTCTATAAATTCTTTAGCTTCATCATAAGACATATCGTCCCTTTTAACCAGTTTGGTTATCATTCTGTGCTTATCATAGATAAATACGTCCACCATACCACTGCGTGTACCTACACCTATGATACAGTCATCATAATCGTCCCATATTTTCATTAGCAATTCTCCTCTTCTACATTAATATCAATTCTATCGTTCATAGAGTTATCAACATTTATGAGATGAAATATATTATCATCTTTAAAAGCATAGACATATAAATCTGGGTTACACTTTTGTAATTGTTCTATAAGTTCTTTTACTTTCATCACTCACTCCTTTCTTTTACAGTTAAACAGTTTTCTTCATCATACTGTTTGATAGCTAACTGTCGTAGCCATTCATTGCCACCAAAAGGGAAAGCTATAAAACATTCCTGCAAAAACTCTGCGTGTTTTATACCTATGCTTTTAGTAGACACAACACTTATGTCTCGATAGTCTCCCTCGTCTCTTTCCCCCATCAAATCTATGATTAGGTTCTCATCATCAGTCACATCAATGTCATCTTGATGTATAAGATAGTCATAATACTCATTGAAACCATCAATGATTTTATATTGTACTAATACTGGCATTAGTTACTCCTCTCTTTCTAAATGAATATCAAGTATCTCACATACTTCATCTACAGTATCACACCATAAGTCTTCGTACTTTTCTTTAACTTCTAAGTTTCCATTACTATCTTCAACATAAGCATAATCATTATAAGCATCTTCAATATGTCTATCAAACATAATGGTAGCTAACTCACAGTACAAAGCTACATAGTCTTCAGATTTTATTATAGGTTTACTCATCATCTTCCTCCTTTTCTAAATCAAATCTAATCCATACTGATGCACCTGCTTCGTCTTCAAATCGTTGCATCTCTTCCCAATCAACTGGTGAGTATACTTCTAACCATCTGATAAACTCTTTAAATGTTTTAGGTTCAGTCATTGTTCTATTGAACTCATCTGTAGGTTGTTCATAGTCAGCATCACTACCACTACTACTGTATCCCTCGTTAGGATGTACTAATTTCTTTTCATTCATCATTATCCTCCTCGTATAGTCGTTGTTCCATTTGATTTTGCATAGCAGTCAATAACAGATGTTGACCACACGCAGTAGAAGGTGCAAAGTCATGCACAAACTGTACAGTTATGTCTGCAAGTGCTAATGATACATCAAAGGCATCTATCTTTTTATCAAAAGATTTATTGATAACCTTGACAAGTTCATCTGCTACCCAATCAGCATCAAACTTTGCATCTTTAACTTTTTCTTTTTGTTTCTTTCTATGTTTAGAAAGCATTCGTTTAGTTTTAAAATCAATTACTTCAGTCATAGTTATACTCCTTTATTTAGTTTTCAACAATGGATTCTATTTGTTCGTCTTCAATTTTGATAGGGTCACCATTGTTTAATTCTTCATAGTCCCCTGCCCAAACTTTTTCTTCAGCTTCCTCTTCACAGTCAGCTTCCACTATACATTGCCATTCAGCAGTAGCATAGGTTGTTACAAGATATTTTTTCATAGTTATATTCCTTTCATTCTAGTTAATGTATCATAGAATCTTGGATTCTCCAAGACAAATTCTTCACCTTCGTGATAAAATTCTACTTGGTCAGTATCATAGGCATCATCAATGACCATCTCGTCAATGTCCATTTCTAATAGCTGATTCTCTGTAAGAACTCTTTGAGTTCCTTGTGTTTTATTTTTAAGTACAAACTTTTTATTATTCATAGTTTAGTCCTTTCTTTTCATAGTGTACTCGCCATACTTTACTTGAGTAAAGCTAACACTATGGTTTTCAGTTAAGTATTTGCGTAACTCTGAACCTTCATATCCTTCAGTGTCACACCATTTTTTCAAGACTGGATTGTCAAAGTCCATTCTTAAAATCTCTTTGGCAAATCCATTAATCATCTGCCAATCTATTTCAGTCTTTAAATATTTACCCATTGTTATTCCTTTCTAATTCTTCAAGATGATTAACGAGCATATCCAAACCATCACACACACCTTTATATTCAGCTTGTGTTTGGCTATCATTTACCCATTCATCATCAGCTTTAATATCTATTACTATATTTTTTATTTGCTCTAATGTAATCATTAGTTTCTCCTTTCTATGTAAACCATATTGGTCTTGGTCGTTTAGTCCAATTACAAAATGGTCGCTTGTGTTTCATATAAAAATTCTGATACGCAAGTATAGGCATATGCTCTACCTTACAATCATCAGGCATACACTGTGGCATAGGTGTACCAGTGGGTTTAATTTTTATATTTGTTGGAAATAGATTAAGATAATCTAATCTCCTTTCTACTGCGTGAGTTTTACCATATCTGTGGGTGTACTCTTTGAGTAAAAACTTTAATAACATAAACAACCACCTATAATTTCTATGATTTTCTCTTGCCCATATATTACTTGGGTGATTAATATGACTGGCTAACATTAAGTTTTTATCCATAAAATCAAAACCCAATCGCCACCTTTTAATTCTTCTACCATTTTGTATAACAGTGTACTCTTCACCATCAAGAACTCTATGAGCAGTTGATAATAACTGAGCATACTCAATGCACATCTTAACAACGTGCTTATCACAGTGTTGCTCTGCACAAATCTGTGGGTCGTCTGATAAATAAAATATGTTCATAGCTTTACTCCTTTCTAGTCTGCGAACTCATCATATATTTCAAATCTTTTGATTACAACATCTCGTATTAAATCTTGTAATTCAAAAGAGTAGCCACTTCTATCAAGTGGTATTTCAATTTTGTCTTGGTCTTGATAAGGGTCATACTCATTAAGTATGATGTCAGTAATCTCCATAGACAATTCATTAGCATCATCATATGTATGTAGTTTTCTTTTCATATTACACCTCCACTATTTCATAGTCTTGATGTTCATTTTGAAGATATTCTAAAGCATCTTCAAGAAACTGTTCTCTCTTGAAGTAAACTCTCATATTATTATCTTCATCATACTCAATGTATTGATTGATGTCTATGTTATTTTCGTTATCGTTATCCATAATTATATTCCTTTCTTTATGGTAGTGGTAGCACTTGGTTACTATGCCATAAGCCATACATAGCCAAACCAAATGCTAATATTAATTTTAATAATAGTCTATCGTACATCTTACGCAAACTCCTTAATATTTTTAAGGACTTTCTCCTTACATTTTTCAATGAAATCGTAATCTTTTTTCCATTCATCTGTAGATGCTATTAGGTCGTGATAACTTATCACATCTTTAACATAGATGTCGCCATACTCCCACGAACCATAGGTATAAGGTGAACGACTCGCAACGTACCACCTAGCATAAGGGTTTTTACTTTCATTCTTTTTTGTCTGATAAGTTTTTAAAACTCTATGTTCAAAGTTTGTTGCTTCATTTTTATAAATTGCATAAGGTGAATCCACCTTTACAGTCTTACCAAATTTATTTTTTGCCATAGTTTTTCTCCTTTTGTTGGTCAAAATATTTATCAAGTTTCTTAAAGAAACTATCGTTAATCATATCTGACAGTTCAGCACACACCTTTGGTGGTAGGTCTGAACTGCCATATAGTTTTATGGAACTACTCATCATCAGTAACTCCACACTTGGACATAATGTATGCCCTGGCGATAGACTTATGATATTCAATCATCTCTAAGTCATTTTCGCCAAACTTATCACCCACTTGGGTCATAATAGTTTGCATAGACCAACCCCTAATCTTAGGGTCAGCTTTGCCTTGAGCCATTAGTCGCTCAATATAGTTGTGTACATACTCCATATATACTCCTTTCTTTTATGGTTGTTCACTTGCTCTATGCTCTTGTATATCTTCATCAAGAAGATTATACAAGTAGTCAGATGCAAAATTATCAAAGTATTCTGCTTCTTCAGATGTTAGATGCACTGCATACCTATGCCATACACTATCTATTATTTGATTAAATAGTTCAGCAACTACCAATCTATCTGAAGCGAACTCTTCAAAGTTAAACTTGGTGATTCTCTCACCATTGTATATGAATGTGCGTGTTTCTTCATCATACAATCTAGCAAGGTGATATTCTATTTCAGAATATAAATCCTCTTGCATTTTTAAATGTTGATTTGACATAGTCAAACTCCTTTCTTTGTTGTTAATATTTCTTCCACTTCAGACTTTTTAAAACACAAAGTGTTATCGTCAGTTTCTGCGTCTTCATCTTCAATGACCACTTCAGTTCCATAATCATAGATTATTTTACCATAAATTTCTTGGTCAATAACTTTTATTCTATCACCTACTTGCATAGTATTTTTCCTTTCTAATGTGGGTTAACTCTGAATTCTTTCAGCCAATCAGATAACCATTGAACTTCTGCGAAGTCGTGTTTTTTTGATTGTAATTTACTGTTAGAACTCTGCCATAAATCCTTGTAAGAGTCTTCCAAATCCCAACCTATTTTTTCAAGTTCTTCAGCCATAGCTTGGAACTCAGGTTTAAGTTCTTCAAGTCTAGCTTGAATCTTTTCAACTCTTTCGTCTATGTCATCAGGTAATGCTGATGTGTATGTTATCTTTCTAGCCATATCAAACTCCTTTCAGCTAGGTTAATATAATAATACTATTCATAAGTATTCATAGTATTATTTAATTAAAGGGTAACTAGAAACTTGAAGTGAAGTCAGCCATTATTTAGTTATGCATAACTTAATAATCTGTTAAGTATTGCAAGTGCTTTTACTCTAGTTACCTTTTAATTAAATAAAAGGTGGTGCAGTTTAATGTTTTCACATAAGGTCTGCACCTTACCCATATTACATAGCATACTCTCTTTCAAATTACAAGTTTTAATAATTTTTAGAAGTAAATCTTCCAGTATAAAAATCTCTACTTACTGCTAGATAACCTTGGTTATTTGAGAAAGTACCAATTTTTCCATACCTTGGTGTAGTTCTTTGTCTATATAATTTATGCATAAATTATACCTTTCTAGTGTTGATAGATAGCAACACTCTTTGCGTTAATATTTGAACCACTACAGAGAACGCAGTTCTCACAAGTAGTTCGCTTTCCTGCTTCTTTAGAAGCTGGACAAAGTACCTCATTCTTAGAATCAAGTACCTCGTTCTTTTGTAGAACTCTAAAAGTTCTAAATCCTTTAGACCAAAACTGTTTAGATTCTTCATAAGAATCTGCACTCATCATACATTGGTCAGCTCTTACATCTGCACTAGCTATGCTAGATTGATGAGTGTAGCCAGTATGTTTCTTAGCTTTGCTAAGTAAACTGTCCCATATGTAGCTAG